AGGTGGCAAATCTTACTTTAAATATGAATTGGAGAAAGAAACCGCCAGCATGACTTGGAGAACAATTCCCTCAACTGAGAACGGCACTGTATTTTACGAAGCCGACCTCGTTGCCCGTCTGCACAAAGTAACTACCGCACAGCGTAACGAAATCAAACTGTTGGCCCAGAACCGCATGTTGGCTATTGCCCTTGATGCAAGTGGCGACTACTGGCTGCTGGGTGCTGATTACGGTGTTCAGTTGCAGCAGAGCGAAAGCAACTTTGGTCAAGCATTTGGTGACTTCAAAGGTCACGTTTTAAATTTCTTGCACAAAGAAACCGATTTGCCTTTGAAAGTTCAAGCGGCTGTTGTATCTTCGCTCGCTCTTGGTTCTTAATTGATTTAAGTGTTTCATGCAAAGGGGGCTGCCATTCGGTAGCCCTTTTTGTTTAACATCAAAACTATCTACTTTTATAGTTGATGTTGTACATCACAAAAGGCGGCACACCAGAGTTGATAATCACCGGAAAGGAAAAGGTGACGGTATCCCCGTTGTATTATCTATTGGTGTTCGAAAGTGAAATGTCGCAGGAACGCAAGGCATTTATCGTGGCAGATACAAGCACAGCACCTAATAGATATCAGTTATTTTCATTTGTTGAGGGCAGCAGCACCGCCAAAACTTTGGCCGTAGGTACGCATTATTGGTCACTATACGCACAGACAAGCCCCACGAACACAAATTATTTGTTGGCAAACGAGGAAATTGACCGGGGCCTTGCATACGTTTCTACCAGCCACACACCATTTAACGACCACGAGGTCAACACAACGATTAAACAGCACAACGTAGGATGAGTTTTGAACTATTAAGAATAAATTTTGCCGAAAGCAAGTTGCCCGTATTCAAAGAGAATAAGAATAAGGGCATCATGTATTACGGGGAAAGCAATGATTTCCCACAGCACCTATTGGAATTTTACAACCGCAGCCCAAAACATGGTGCTATTGTACGCCAAAAGGCACGTTTTGTGGCAGGTGAGGAAACCATTGTGGAGGGCAACCCCAACGCTGTCAAAATAATTGATTACGTGAACCCTTATGAGGGTGTGCAAGAGTTCAAAAATAAGTTAGCATTAGACTATGAGTTGTTTAATGGCTTTGCGTATGAGGTCCATTACAATAAATTAGGGCAGTTGGCGGCTTTATACCACGTTGATTTCAGCAAAGTTCGGACATTAGAACACGAACTTTATATGTACGCAGAGGATTGGAAAAAGGCGAAACATGAGGACATGAAGCATTACCGCCCTTTTAATCCAAAAAAGGCAAAGCCAATGGAGGTGCAGTTATTCTACTTCCGTGAATATGCACCGGGCTTGGGTGTTTATCCTCTGCCACCTTATCAGCATTGTTTGCAGTACATTGAGATTGATGTGGAAATCGCAAACTTCCACAATAACAATATCCGCAACGGGTTTTCCAATGGTACTTTGGTGCAGTTGTTTAAGGGCCAACCCTCGCAGGAAATTGCCTACGAATTTGAGCGGAAATTTAAAGCCAAAACCACAGGCACCGACAACGCAGGTGGTGTGCTAATTCAGTTCAACGAGCAGAACGAGAAAGAGGCCACCATTAATCACTTGCAACCCAGCGAAATGGACAAGCAGTTCCTGCAACTTAATGAAACGGTGCAGGATGAAATCTTTGTCGGTCATAACTTTCCCAAAATTCTGCTCGGCTACGCAACAGAGGGTGCATTGGGGCAGCGTAACGAAATGATACAGGCGTATGAGTTGCTGCACAAATCGTACATCAACCGCAGGCAAAGCAAAATTGAAACATGCCTTGAAACCACGCTTGAAGTAGTTTATCCCGGCATTCAAATCAGCACCAAAGACAGCGAGTTTTTGGGCTTAGATTATGTGGCATTGTTTCAAGCTGGCATTGCCACCTTGCCTGAAACAAGGGAGGCACTCGGATTGGCAGTTACTCAACAACCTGTTGCCGCATCTTTTTCATCACAAATCAAATGTGAATGTGAAATGTGGAAAGACAGCGACATCGAAGTATTTTCAAAGTTCGGTGTTAGTGCTGATGAGTTTGAAGACGTGCCGATGCTGTTTGCTTTGGACACCAAAGAGAAAAAAGTATTGGCGGTTGTAACGGCAGACGAAAAAGCCACCGTGAAAAACATTGCTGATGCGGTAAAATTAGACGAGCCGGAAGTAATCGAAATCTTGAAAAAACTGCAAAGCGACGGCAAGTTGAATTGGACAAACAACGCAATCAAAATCACCGACATCGGGAGGGCAGACATTCAAGACGAGGGATTGCCCAAAATAGAGGTGCGTTACAAATACGATTTAAGCCCTGATGCACCACCTTTGATGCCCGGTGGAAAGAGCCGTGAGTTTTGTATCAAAATGACCGATTTAAAAAAGCTATACACTCGTGCTGAAATCGACCAAATAAGCGGCATTGTAGGGTATAACGCATGGCTTCGTCGTGGTGGTTGGTACACCGTGCCAAATAGTGAGCCACCATTGCACATTCCGCATTGTCGGCATGAGTGGTCGCAAAAAGTAGTTAGGAGAAAATCATAATGGCAACATTTGCATATTTTATATCGGAGCAAGACGTCAAAAAGAATACCCCGATTGACGAAAACGTGGACAGCAAGCTGCTACAAACAGCCATGCGTACCGCACAGGACATTTACATCCGGGATATAATCGGCTCAACCCTTTACGATAAACTTTGTGACGACATAAACGGGGCCGGATTGGCGGGTAATTACCTGACTTTGGTAAACAAATACATCGCACCTTGCCTGTATCACTACGTTATTACCGATAGTATTCTACCCATGACGTTCAAAATGATGAACAAATCGGTAGCTACAAGGGGTGCAGAGAACGCAAATGCCATTGATGTTGACCAGTTACGCATGATTGAGCAGCGTTACCAGCAGAAAGCCGAGTATTACGGGGAAAGATTACGTCTATATCTGTGCGAAAACATGGAACTTTTCCCCGAATATAGGACACCTGCACCGGGATTGGACACCATACCACCGCAGGAACAGGTCATTTTTGGCGGTTTTATGCTCGGTGAAGACGAAGAATATAAATTTTTACGTGGTTTTTTTAGATGAACAAAGTACGTATAAAGAACGAAAACAAATTAAAGCTATTTTTAAGTGGTAACAATCAATCAGCTACTGGCAGCACTGACAAGAGCAGGGCAAAATCACAAACAGATAAAGGCAACAATCGTTAATGTTGAGCCAAACATCAACACTAATGGTGAGCAGCTTTATCCGTTGATGAGGATTTTCCCTGATGGCAGTCAAGTAACCGTTGACAAGATTATTTACCGCTTTGCCGTTGCTATTGCTGACCGCCACCGGGAAGATTTTACCGATGCGGTGGAACGCATATCCGATATGCACACGGTGATGCTGGATATTTACTCCATGCTCCGCTACGTTTATCGTGGCAACATTGCCGGAACGTGGGTAATAGCCGACAGCATAACCCCATTTTATGATGCACAAACAGACATCGTTTCCGGTGTGGCTTGTGTCATTGAATTTCATTGCAGCAACCTACGTGATTACTGCGACACCCCCAATAACAATTTAACATTTCCAACAATAGAATAAAAATATGTCAACTTCATTAGAATTTATGAGCGGCTTTACTGGCTGCAAAGTTATCAGCAACACATCGGCAAATACTGGCCGTTTTCAAGGATTTGTCGTTAATGCAGATGCGGTTGTTTCCGCTTGCCTTGACGAGAATAGCGCAAGCCTTATGACCTCAATCGGACTAACTGGTGTAACACTGAAACAAGGCACATTCATCAGTGTTCAAGAGGGCAAATTCATCAGCAGCATCACGCTTGCAAGTGGTAGCATCGTAGCTTACAACGTATGATAAGGCGCGGCATTGGTGTTCAAAGTTTTGTGGCGGCAGGCGGTGCCGGAACCGATGCCGATGCGCAGGCTTTTATTACAGCGGCAGCCATAACGGATGCCACGCAGCAGTCAGCAATCAATACCCTTGTAACCGACCTTAAAACTTACGGAATATGGACAAAAATGAAAGCTATCTATCCGTTTGTTGGTGGCACGGCTTCTGCCCATAAATTTAACTTGAAAGACCCAAGGGATATGGATGCGGCATTTAGATTAGTATTTTCAGGTGGTTGGACACACAGCAGCAATGGTGCTTTGCCTAATGGAACCAATGGGTATGCAAATACTTATTGCAATCCGCAAAGTCAATTAGGCATTAACAGCAATCATTTAAGTCATTATTCACGCACACAAGTTAGCAATACCAATACGCATGACATGGGTTGCGAAACTGGTGCAGGATTAAATTTTAATTTATTCCAATACTATTCTGCAATAACAAACAAAGGTTTTAATGATGGTGCTTATCCAACAAACGCTGCTGTTTCAAACACAACCAATACACTTGGATTGGCACTTGGAACAAGACAAACAAATACATCATTAAAGTTATTTTTTAATAGTAGTTTATTAACAACAAATACAACCGCTAAATCTGCAACAAATTATCCTAACTTTAATATTTATATTGGTGCTACCGATAGCAATAATACGGCAGCAGCATATTCATCAAGACAATGTGCATTTGCTTCCATCGGTGACGGCTTAACCGACACCGAAGCTGCTAACCTTTACACCGCAGTACAAGCATATCAAACCACTTTATCTCGTAACGTATGATAACCATAAAAGACATAACGCCCGAACAATACAGCACTTACGTTGGTGTGCTGACAATCGAAGACAAAGACAGCTTAGTCGGCCAATGGTATATGGCTGATAGCTTTTTTAACCCTATTCAAGATGCTGACGACAAGTGGGTGATTTCGGTTGAGGAGATTTCCCAGTGCGTAAACCCTGATTTTATGTGGGTGAAAGATTTGCCGCTTATCCCGTTTGTACCAAAACCATCACCGCCCTTTCCGTGAAAAATTTGAACGAAACAATAGTGGGCAGTTGGTTATTATGGGTTGCAGGAGCAGCAGCAAAGTTGCTGCCCATTATTCAATTCCTTTCATTTACCGCAGCATTGGTGCTGTCTTGCATAGGCATCTACAAGTTTTTTAAACATGGCAAAAAGTAAAGAGGTAACCAAATGGCAACCGAAACCCAAAAAGAGATTGGGCAGGCACAAAAAGTCAGCCAACAAACACAAGAGCAGCAAGCCGTACGTAGGACAAGGAAGATGAAATTGAAAAACTATTTCTCACCAACACCTAAACGCTTTCGTGTTTTGGGGGACAGCATTGCGGCTGCATCTTTGTTTGTTGCCGGGTTAAACCTTGACCACCCAAAACTGATGTTGCTGTGCGGTGTACTGGGTGCGGTTGGCAAATTTGTCACAAACTTTTTCGCAGAGGAATGAGGTGGGTAAATGCAGGTATTATTGTTTTTCTGCTTTTTTTCCTTGTGTTTAGCACTCGGAGTTGTGAGGATGCAATCCAAACACGGCAAAATGTAGACACCATGCAAGGCAAAGTGGACAAATACAAGGCAGAAATCGACAGCTTGAAAGCCGAGTATTTAACCCTGCTGAATAGCCGTGCAGTAAAAATAAAAACCTTGCGTGAAATCAGGACAAAATATGTCCACGACACGCTGACCATTGAGGCACTAGTTGGTGACACTTCTGGCATTGCAAATCTGCTTTCTGAAAATGCCCTGATGAAAGAGATTGTTTTTGAGGATAGTTTAATAATTGCAAATCAAGGACAAGTGGTTATTTATCAAGATAGCGTAATTTCGCATTTAGAGGCGATTACAGCCACTCAAAAAGAATTGATGAGTGATTGTGCCAAACAAGTAAAAAAAGAGCGTGTAAAGACGAATTTATGGAAAACGATTGCGGTTGTGTTTGGATTGGTTGCCGTTGCAAAGTAACTTTGTAGAATGTTTACACTAATTAAACAGCAAGGAATACAAGATTTTTACTATTGCAAAGACGGGCAATGGCATCCATCGTCTGAACTTAATGCGGTGATAAAACCCTGCATTTACCGCACGGATGCGGATGCCCGAAAGTTGTGGGAACGTATCGGAAAACCTGCCATTTGTTTCGTGCAGGAAATTAAAACAAGGGATAAAAAATTATTGTCATGAAAAACCTACAAACATATCTGAACAGCAAAGGTGCAACGTTGAAACCTGACGGAGTAATCGGCTCACAAACATTGACTGCATTGGACAAGTACATTAAAGACGAAATAAAGGCACGAAAATATAAGATGCCTGTTGACGGCTTGGTTTGGCTGCGTACCGATATGGTGTTTTCAAACAAGTTTGATGATTTTGTGGTGTGCTACAAAGCAGGGCGCATTGTTTACGTTGCCCCTGCTTCAACAACCGCAGGGGATTTTTATGTTTACAATCCTTTAACCGTTGGCGGTATCACCGGCACAGCCGTTGCCGTTGCACAACAAGTCACAAATTCGCACAGATTTGTGACAGGTGCGAACTGGAAAAACCTTTGGTTGGGCGCACCTTACTTCCAGCAGGTTTTACCCATTACCATTCAGCGTGACGGCAACAAAAACAATTTAGTTGACGGGGTGACAAAGCAATTCGGCCTTTATGGCATAAACTTTCACCGGGCAGGGGTGGGTAACTTTGTAAACAAGTGGTCAGCAGGTTGCCAAACGGTTCCTGATGCACATTGGTTTGAAATAATAAAACGATTTAACCCTGGTCAGGTTATTGACTTCACTTTGTTAGATTGATACAGCAGCAATTCTATCCACAAGGGTTGCCATGTCTAATTTGCATAGATAAGCAAATTCACCGCAATATATGACGGTGAGCGGTTTTTTTGCAGTACTCCTTGTATCGGTTGTAATTGCATCGACTTTGTAAAAACAAACGATAAATGTTTGTTCGTCGTATGGGTCAACCGAATTGGTTTTTAAACCCATGTTTTGAAGCATCTCGTCTTGTTCGTCACCTGCAATGACTTCAAGGCATAAAGGTATTTTAAACATAGTATTGTTGGCAAAAAGTAAATTCTGGTATTACTGCTGTGTCATTATAGTTGGCAGTCAAGTTAAGCCACATGCTACCCATTGGCTTGGGCGGTCTGCCCTTTTCAATGTGATAACCACCAAACGCATCATCGTATTCC